CCGGTTCTAGAAAACTTCGTAAAATTTCTTGTAAGAAATTAAACTTATAATTCTAGTTCCTAGACGATGGGCCATGGCTTTACAGCCAAGGACCAAAGTCTCGCCACTGCGTAGTATGCACCTGTCCTGGTACATACTTGGACTTTCTCGGTACAACCCGAGGTGAGTCCATCTCCGTCTTCCCTCTATTCCTTTCAAGGTCGTAAAGACATTTAAGGAGGAAGGAAGCATCATTTACAATGTCTCCACGTGAGAGGCTCAAAAGAGCTTTAAACGAGAAGCACTGTAACTCTCGATTCCAGGTAGGTGTAGATTCATCGAAGTTTGAAACAAACCCGATGTCTCCAAACCCGTCCGGGATACGAAGATTTCGGCTCTTACGAGACGAAGACTCAATAATGAAATCGTGAACCAACTTGAAGTTGGAATCACAACAATGAGCGTGTGGACGATAAGTCCACCTACGCAGATTGTTGGCAAGTGTAAACTTGCTGAGATCAGAAGCTATTGAGTGACGGATGTAAAACGGAGTTACGTCCAGTCCGGAAAAGTAGTGTTTACCACAACTTTCCCTGAACTGACCAGTGACAAAGGTTTTGTCAGAGTTGGTGTCAAAACCAAACTCTTTCAAGACCTGTATCAAAAGATCAGCGCAACCAGCGGGAGCGACAATGTCATCCCCGTAGACCGCAACTGGAAACCTAGTCGTATTGGTAATTTCTCTACATGCTGATGTAAAGGCCCAGAAAATCAGGGTCTCTAAATCGAATGTATACCCATTACCCATGGACGACACCTTGTGGTACGTCAAAGACGTCCCGTCAGGTAGAGTACCTCTAGGAGATCTGCATTGCTTAAGTGCAGATACCCAGTCTTCTGGTAGGAGGCGCTCGACTAATTTCAAAGAAATTGAGTCGGAGGCGCTACTCAGGTCAATAGTGGCCAGAGTACCATTCACGGAACCTTCTAAGGCCAACATTTGGTTGACCTCTTGGGACCGCAAATCAATTCCTACCCGAAGTAAACGGTGCCGGATACAGCGGCCGATTCCCATCTGAATGTAAACATTCATAAGGGGCTCGATTGCTATAACACGGTCCGTTTTAGCGCTCTTCGGAACAGTGACTATCCGATTTCCTCGGACTACGTCAAATGACTGTAAGGCCATTTGTTCGTGAGTGAGATCCAACTGTGAGCTGGCCTGTAGAAACACAGACTCAGCCCATAAGGGGACTCGCATCACAGCGCAGTAAGAGGACATCAGACACTCCATCGTAGTTGAGGGTTTCACCCTCAATTTATGATATGCGTCACCGCGAAGCCTAGGCAACCCGATGCAAGCACCGGGGCCGAACCCGAAGTGATTCTCAGCCTCATCCCATGAAAATGGGCCAAGGACTTTCGCTATCTTTCTCTGAGCAAGTCGAAAGACTTGAACAGCTGAGGGAGTAAAGTTTCTCTCCCAGTAGCGAAAGGTCAATGCTGAATTGACCAGAGAACAGCGCTCCTCGCTTCTCAGGAACTTATCAAGTGCGACCTTCTTCCGATCAACGAAAGGAAGGAGAAAACCGTCGTATTTTGAAAGCAACTGGGAAGCGAGATAGTCACGCCTAAATCCATACGGTCTATTGATATAGTCCGATGGATCAGGCGGTGCAATCTGGATAAAATCCGAATGCGACTTACAAAGAACAGACAGAAGTCTGAGCGAGTAAGGCGTATCAATCTTTTCCAGAATGCGACGAGCGACTGGCTGCGAGATATCTAAAGCACGACTTGTAGATCTTGACAAAGAACCTACTCCTATATAGTGAAAACTAATAAAGGTGCGGTAATGAGAGATATCCTACTTCTTCTTCTCTTTAGGAGGAGGAGGAGGAGGAATACGCCTTAAACGGGCGTACGCGTTTCTCACACCGGTGCAGAACTTACAAGGCAAGGCCATGTGAGGTTAACCAGTCGGAAGGATCAGATTGACAAACAGGTCATAAAAGACCCCGCTTGCATCTGGAACCCCAGCGGCATGGAAGATCTCACCGGTCTTGTTGTAAAGATCCAAC